GCGCCATCGGCACCTTGAGCGCCATCGGCACCTTGAGCGCCATCGGCACCTTGAGCGCCATCGGCACCTTGAGCGCCGTCGGCACCTTGAGCGCCATCGGCACCTTGCGCTCCAGTCGTTCCCTGCGCTCCTGTTGCACCTTGTGCTCCTGTTGCGCCTTGTGCTCCTCCTCCAGCACCCAACTCAATTTCAGTCGCTCCTATTTTAGCGAATAATCCATCATCCCATTTAAATTCAATATTATTATCTCCATCATAAAGAGGAACGGTATATCCATTTGTAGTTTGTTTTTTAATTACGCCAACTATAGCTGCATCCCCTCCAGCTCTAATATCATTATCTGCCGATATTGCTCCAGCTACATCTAAAGCGTAACTTGCTCCAGAAGCTTTTCCTTCTCCAATCCCAATATTTCCATTTTTATGAATAGTTAATCTAAATTTATCATCAGTTCTTAATATTACTCTTCCATCGCTTCCATTTCCTCCAGATAAAACAGCAGCTCCAGCAAATGATGTGGTTGAATTTCCTAATAAATCTATTTGAGCAGCTACAAAGTAGCCGTTTCCAGCGCCACCTGTAATAGTCAATACTTGATCATTTTCGGCGCGAGACATTCTTATTCCATACGGAGACTGAATTGTTATTCCGTGTCCACTACCAGTATCACCAAATGTAGTTCCTCCTTTAATATTTCCTTGGAGAGTAATATTATTTGCTACAACATCTCCAGAAGTATCTACATAAAATTTTGATCCTAATTTAATTCCATCTGTTCCAACATAAATCCCAGTATCATTTGAAGCATATGTTGATTTTGTACCTGTGTACAAAGCCGATGATTTAATAGTGAATCCACCTATTGATCCTGTTGTAGAAGATATTTCTCCTCCAACTTTTAAAGCTGTTCCGTCCCAAATTAAATAATTTCCAGATGGATTACCTAAAGAAAGTTTAGCTGTTCCAGACACACTTCCAACCCAAAAACCAGTTCCAGTATTATAAGCTGTTTGACCTGTTGCTATATATCCATTATTAGTACTAGAATCTATTGTAATATTTCCACCAGATATATTAGTATTTCCAATTGTCCATCCTCCAATATTTCCTGTCGGAGCAGATAAGGCTCCTCCAAAAGTAGCGTCTCCATCAATATTTATCGTAAATTTTGGAGAGCCATCTTTAGCTCCTACTATTCCATATGCTGTGATCGCTACACCAGAACCTCCTGTTAATGTTCCAGAAGAATCCCAAGTTATTGAGCCAGCTTTTACTCCACCAGCAACACCACCAGCTTGATCAAAAGTAAATGGCGCTAAAATCTTAGCTGAAGAAAGATTTAATTTTGGACTAACGATTAAAACTGGATCGTCAGTATTAATTTTTGCATATAAACCAACAGAAGAGTTATATTGAAATCTAACATTATTAGTTCCATCATTAAGCGCAACAGTATAGCCAGAATAAGATGCGTTTGTTGCGTAAACTACTCCTTCTCTTATTCTCATGCTACCATTAACATCAAGTTTAATTCCATTTGAATTAGATGGAGCATTATCATTAATTCCAACCGATCCATTATAATGAGCTGTTAAAGTAGGTACTCCTTCAGCAGCTCCAGTTCTCAAATATATATGACCAGTAGAAACTGAACCCGCAATTAATTGAACTATTCCAGCAATTCCTCCTGTAGTATTTTTTCCAACTAAATCTATTTGACCTGCTCCAGAAGTAGCCCAGTTATCGGTTCCTCCTGTTATTGTTAATACATTATTATCTACGCTTCTTCTAATTCCTATCGTATCTCCAATAATTATTCCACCACCACTATTAACGGTACTTGTCGAAGATCCTCCACCTAATATAGTACCGTTAGCTATTCTTCCATTAAGAACTAAATTAGTTCCGTCCCATCTTAAATATTTACTTGTAGCTGTATTTCCAATATAAAATTGGTAAGCGTCTTCTTGTCCTTCTCCTTGTGTATTTCCTAAGAAAAATCCATTACCAGAAAAAGCTGTTCCAGAATAAGTAATTCCGTCAGATTTAATATATCCATGATTTCCGATAGTTAAGCCGTTAGCTCCAATTTTTGTTACGTTTTTATTATTACCAAAATAACCAGTTAAAGCTAAAATATCTCCTCTTACAGAAACTCCATTAAATTCGGCTTGACCATTACCAACAATTCTAAAACCAATAGATTGAGAAGTAGGTTGTGGCGATGTTAATGCCCAAAGAGCACCAACACCTGGAAACGATGCTCCACTTGATGTATGAGTGGAAAGGCAATCATAAACAAGAAATGTTCCATCTAACTGTTCAACCTTGCATTGCAATTGATCGCTAGGAGTAGATTTTCCTAAACTTTTTTGTTTAAAATCTCTACCAGAAGTCCAAGTTTCAATGAAAGCGTTTGATTGTAAATAAGCGTTAGTATTAGCTAATTCTAAAGCTTGAGAAGAAATAAACCCAGCTGTTATTTTACCAGCGTCAACATTCGCTATCGCCTGTGTTTCTAAACCATAATCAACCCACGAACTTCCGTTCCATTTCGCCATTCTATATCCACCATCCGTATCAAACCAAAGATCATTCTCTATTAATGTATATCCGCTGATTGGGTTTGTTGGCGCTGTTGTTTGATAAAAAATTCTATTTTTTCCATTGGCGGATGTTTGCGCGCCTTCTGCGGATGCTTGTGCAGTTGCCGCATCAGCTAGTGCTTGAGCTGCTTTAGCATCTGCGGCAGCAGCGTTAGCTATACCTAATGCCGCATTTGTCGTTGCCGCTAAAACGGCTGGAGTATTTGGTACAGTAAGATTAGATGAGTTTTCAGCGCTAATTCTTTGAGTTTCTCCTTTAGAATTGCTATAAAAAATAAATTGATCTTCAGGATTTAACTGAGTTGCTAAAGGAAGGTCTGTAATTATCTTACTCATACTTATATTTACATTAAGGATTGATAGATTCGTTAGTGTAAATCGCACTTAATGATGGCTGGCTATAAGAACCAGACATTAATATACCAGTTGATTCCGAAACCTCAAAAGACCAATTTGTTTGAATTGTTGCCGCTCCACCGATTTGCGGGTTTATACTATACGAATCTAAGAAAGCGTTTTGAATCTTGATTCCTAATTTTGGATTAGATTGTGCGTCTCTGAATAATACGTCGAAATTGTAACCGCTAACTGTAAGATTTTCTTGCTGTAATTTTTGCGCTAAGTTTTCGGCTGAGAATGATTCTACAGTAGATTCCAAAGATACTGTCGCAACTACTGGTTTTTGAATCTTTCTTGTGGTTGGATAATTGCTGCCAAAGCCGTAAAGAGCTTTTCTTTCTAAGCCTAACTGTAAAGAAAAAGATGTGAAATTTTCAAAAACATGGCCAAATGCAACTCCGCTTCCTCCGTAAACAGCTTCAGCAGAGATAGAAGCTCCAGCAGAATAGCACCCATTATCAAAGACTCCTTTGAATCCTGTAGCAACTCTAGTTGATCTAGAACTGTCGTAAAAATCTATCCCAAATTTACCAGTGGCAGTTTGTCCTGTTGAGACTGTATTTACAGATGGAAGATAATTGTCGGCAGAGTAATTTGTTATCGACGCATTAGCGCCAACAAACTCGCACGATACTTTAGCTAAGTCATTAATTCCTAATTGTATAGAATAAGATCCGATAAAGGCATTTCCAATACCCAATACATTAAAACCATCAGCATTTGTCGCGGCAGCAATGTCTTCGCGCTGATCTTGCGCGATTAAAACATAAAAGTTTCTATCTCCTGTGCTAGAGAAAATTGTAGATAAAGGATTTGAATAAGACGAATTAGATACATCTAACCCTAAGTATTTTTCATTCCATCCATCGTTAAGCAAGTAATCTAATTTAAACGAAACATCTGGTGCAAGTTGGCTTTGGCGCGAAGCAAAAGCAGATGAACCAATTTGTTTTAGCGGTTGACGATTTACGCTAAAGTTAAATCCGTAGTTTTGGATAAAGTCTAAACGAGAAACGTATTGTCCAGTATTTTTCGATGGTTCAAAAGCTCCTTCTGAACCAACAAACATTTCCTGCATTTCGTATGAAATTAGTTTTCTCATTAGTAAACCTTTCTCGCTCCAAGTGGATCTTCTGTCAAAGTTACAGATATATCATTTACGTTTTTATAAACAAACGTATGGCTCCATTCTGGAGCAAAGAAATATTTATCTCCATTATATATCTTAGGAAACTTATATTGAAATCTTCTGTATCCTTGTTTGCTAATTAAAAAATGTAAAATACATTTAGCTTCTTTATCAGATACGCCCTTGAAATCTAATTTTAATGATTTTAAAACATTAGCGTGAAGACCAAAATCTGTTCTTTTTGTGAAAGAATAAGGTAAATCAGTTTTAATAACAGACGTTTCTTTTGCTACTTGCGTTGGATAAGTTGGCTGAAAGAAAAACTCCTTTGTCCATTTTTGATTTGCCATATTAGTTGCAGAGAATGAGGCGTCTGATGTGTGAGATCCATCGCCGCTGCAATAATAAAAAGAATCATATAGATTTCCTGTGTTAGCTGGATAAGTAACGTTTCCTGTATATCTCACAACGTCGTACTTAGAATAGCTTGTGTTTGTTTTCCATTGTCCAGTAACAAACTCTCCACTTAAAAATGGATTGGCCCAATTAAGTAATGTGGCGGATTGATCAGAACTTAATGAAACATCTATTGTATATAAATCATTCTCATTAAAAGAAGTATTAATATTTTCGCAAAACATTCTAATCGGCTTATAAATAGCGGATGGATCTTTATATTCAAAATGCCCAGTTCCATTCAAACTTTCAAAAAATCCAGCGATTTTTCTAGCATCGTCCTCTTTTTTGTTTTCAAAAGGAACGTTCATTTTCATTTGCAAATGATTAACTCCTCTTGGCATAGTGAACAAGTAGTTATCTATAGTTGTATAAGAAGATAAATCACAAGAGAAAGAAACTGAAGTTCCATAAGAAGCAGCGTACGTTAATGACGTTGGTAAGTCATTGCCATTTACGTTTTGATCTCTATCGTAAAAGAAAGACATTAGATAAATCCTTGATAACTAAGAGTTATCATCAAATCATCAGTTGCGGATGAGTTTAATGATTCACTAATTAATTCCATGTTCTCCATTGTAAATGAGGCCAATGACCCTACATTTATTTTAATTCGGCGCTTATTAGAGTCAACTATATAATCAAGAACTCTTTTTGATTGATAGTCATCTACTGCAATAGTAAATTCCGCATTAACTTTGAAAGGTTTTATAGTAGATACTTCAGTTGGTAAACTGCCAGTTGGATGATAGTACGGTTCTCTTTTGCACTCGACTGAATAAGTAAATGATTCAATTCTATTAGTGCCGCTACCGTCACACTCTATAGTAATATCGTTTGGGCGAATAACTGAAAGCCTACCAGTTTCTGCTGCTCCAGTTGAACCAACTCCAGAACCGACTTGCCCAAATATAGAAAAGCTCGCACTTAAGTTTGGAAAGTTACCAACCGAACAAGCAACAGAATAGGAAGAAAGATAAGCCGATTCAAAACCAAAATTCTTTCCATTATAATTTACTGCTCCACTTACAGGATTTACTCCAGTAAAATTTAAAAAGAAATCAGAAGGCGACAAATACTTTTGAACGCTTAATGTTGATTGCGGCGGATTAGAAGTAAATGTTTTAAACTTTGAATACCCAATTACATTGATATGATCAACAGGAAGTGAGTAGCCAAAATTAACACTATTGACGCCAAATACTTTGACGCCACTAATGTATAAACTATTTTCGTAGTTCGATACTGATGACTTCATTATCTAGTTCTGAGTGCTCCCCCTAAACGTTTTTCTTCGTTAATGGTTTCAAGCACTACAGCCTTAATCCGTTCGCCCATCTTCTTATAATCTACGCCGCCTTGTGATGTTTGACCTTGTGATTCAGTAGAAGCATTACCTCCAGAAACATTGATACTAATATTAACTGCTGTTCCTGTTTTAGCGTCAACTTTAGCTTTTGAATCTGTTGATTCAGTTGTTGTTTCAGCTTCTGCTCCAGCATACCCACCTTCCGCGAATTTAGCGCGGCCAGAATTCATTGAATCTAAATATTGTTTACCGTATTTACGAACGGTTGCGCGATCCATAACGTATTCGCCGCCCATTAAAAGAGCTGGAATATCGTCTGTTGGTCCGCCGCCGTTATTAAAGCCGCGAATCATTCCGCCATAAGCTGGTTGCTTTAGGTTATAAGACTTACTAAACATATTTCTTAAACCCTGATACGAATCTGTTCCTTGTCCAGCCGCTCCAAAATTAGTTGAAATCTTTTCTGTTAAAACTCGCCCAGCTCCGTCTAAATTTTTTTGCCCTACGTCTGGAATCTTTGCGCTACTAGGTTTACTCAACGCCCCAACTCCCATGTTTACAGCTAGCGCTAGAGCAGTTCCAACTATTTGCTGCTGCATCGCTTTTCTTTGTTGTGTTCTATAGGCTTCTCTTTGAGCAATCAATTCAAGACCTTGTTGTTGAGCGCTTGTGATTTCTCCCTTGATTGTATCTTCGTTCATCAAGCCAAATCTAGAAAGTCTTGCGCTTTGATCTTCAAGATTAGCGAACGCTGTTGATTTGCTTCCTCTTAAAACGTCAGTAGCACCGCTTGTTGTTGTTTGGTTGGCGAATTTGGACAATTGATCGTACCCAGAAATTTCCGATCCTCCACGAACACCGGGCAAGAAGATGCCGCCGTTATTCATTTTCGCCATATTCTCTGCTCCGTATTTTTGAACGGCAGATTTACGCATAACGTATTCGCCTGAACTCAGCATTGCGGGAACGTCATCACGAATCCCAGAACCTCCAGTAACAAAACCGCCGCTAGCAAACTTTTGAATATAGCCTCCTTGAGATTTAGTTTGGAAAAATTTAGGAAAAGCATCTCCTAAACCTTTCATAACATTATTAACAGCGTTGTTTAAAAACGCTTGCTGCATTGTTTTTAAGAATCCTTGAGCAACGCCTTGAAGCGCTCCACGTAAATCGTCCGTTCCGCTTACAGCCGCGCCCAACGCATCTCTAAGTCCATCTCTAAAACCAATAGTAGTGTTGTAAGAGAATGTTTCTGTAAAATTAATACTCTCTTCTTCGATTTTATCAATTGCTGAAACTAAACCCGCTCTAAAAGGAGATGTTCCTCTTAGTTTATCTAATTGCTCTGTTCTTGTGTAAGTTTCGTCAATTAAAGCTAATTCTTCTCGCGCAAGATCTACAGTTTTACCTTTTTCTACATTTAAACGGGTAGTTAAATTTGTAATGTTTTGAAGGACGCTTTCGTTAACGGCAATTTGCTCTGGTGTTGCTCCAGCGGGCATATTCATTGTGGCGGCTTCTCTTAATATTTCTAATGCTTCAGTTGCATCAGCGGCGTCTTGTATTCTTTTTTGAAAATCTATGACATCTTGACCTCCTAGATAAGAAATCCCTTTCACTGCTCCTAAAGCCGACTGTTTCGTTGATGATTCTAAGTTTCTTAAAGTCGTGTCTCTACCAGTAGTTATACTTTCTGCTTCAGACCGTATTCTTTCTGCTCTTTTTAACTCACTTAATCTAGCTCTTTGCTCATTTGTTGCGAATCCTCTGGAGGCAATCTCTCTCTCAGCCCCTATCAATGGAGTTTTCGCTTGAAGATTAGATATTTTTTTATCAATATCCTGTATGGTATTACTGAATTCTATAGAAAAACGAACATTTTCTTGAATTTTTTGGGATATTATTTCGTAAGATTTTGTTTGATTTTGTAATAAATTGTTAGCTCTAGCGATAACTACAGCTCTTTTCTCCTCTACTGTTAAAGAGCCATATTGTTCCGAAGTTGTTTCTCTAAGGTTCCTGAGTGATGTCGCGGCGTTTACTGCTCCTTCTGTTTGCAGTTTTTTTAACTCTTCTTCAACAGAGTTCAAATCTCCTGTTGTTTGTAATTTTTTTTGCAATGCGTCCAGAGCTTCTTTGTCGATAGTCGCTGTCGCAGAAGAATTCGCAATTATATTTAAAGCTTGTTTGATTTCGTTTCTTTTTAAATCAGCTCTTTTATTCTGAAATTCAAGGCTTCTCTGGTTTATATCCTGTTCAAATTTTTGCTGCTCTGTTAAATTAGCCGATCCTTCAACTAATTTCGCATAAGCATCTATTCTTTGTGTGTCTATTTCGTTTTGTTTGTTTGCGAAGCTTTCATTTATTGAGCCTATGACATTAGCTAAAGCTAATCTTTTTTTAGCGGCTTCAACATTCTTATCTTCTTGTTCTTTCTCTTTTTTTTTCTCTTTGTTTATTTCCGCTAGTTTTCTTTTTAATTCATCGTAAGCTGCGTTAGTTTTATCATCTTCTGGATTTGCTATGATTTTCGCACCAAGCTTGCTAAGTTCTGCTCTTATGTCCTTCTCTTTTGTTATTCCTTTTACCGATTCAACTCCAGCAGCTTTAGCTGGAGCATTTTCGATTCTTGATAGCATATATTCAGATACGGACTGAATAATACCTTCTCCAACACCCAAGGCAATTGAAGCTCCAGGCAAAATCTTAGCGGCTCCACCAGCGACTCCAGCCGCTTTACCAAGAAACCCGCCACGTCCAGAAAATTTTTCAGAAAAAGATTTCGATGCGGAACCAAGTGTAGAGCCAAGCAGAGCAAATGAAGCTGCTGATTGAGTGATGTTTGAAAGACTTTTAACTAACTCGTTAGTTTTTCCATTTGCATCTTTAAAGCTAGACTCTAATACGCTTGTCGCTATAGTAATACCGCTAAAAGCCAAAAGCATTTTATCAAGACCCATCGCAACTTTTTTATCCGCTTCTTCTTTAGCAGGGACGCTTGATGCAAGTCCAGCTTCTACAGCTTGTTGTGGGCTTAAATTTGCTCTGTCAGTTATTCTAGTAGCAGATCGGTTTTTAATAGCCGCCTCTTCAGATAAATATGCCGAGATTTCTGATTTACTCGCTGGCTGATTGGTGCCTGACCTTACCCACGTTCCTTTAGAATTTTGAAACAGTTCTTTAGCAAAATTAGGAATCTTTCCATTTGGTTCGTCTCTGGTATTGATAACGGCAAAACCATTTGGATTACTTGGAGATTTTAATTTTCCATCGGTTGTAACGCGAATTTGACTTGGATCTAATCCAGCGGCCATTTCTCTTTGAATGGCATCTTCTAATGGACCACCTTGAGCAAAATTAGGAATATAACCAGCAGCTCCTCTTATATTAGCTGTTGAGATTTGTTTTTGATTTCTGACTGTTTTTGGATCAAGAACAAAAGAATTTGGATTTACTTTAGAGTACGATATATCTTCTCCAACTGAGCGGTCATTTTCTGCATAAGTAACTCCATCTTTAACAAACCAGTAAGCATTTTTTATATAAGCTCCAGTATTAGCTTTTTTAACTGCCTGTTTTTGAGCGGCTCTTTGACCTTCTGTTACTTTGTATATTTTTTTCGCAACACTATCCATCAACTGTTTATTTTTTCTACCTTTGAGTTCAACGTAATCGACTCCGCCTAAAGATGGAAATGTTTGTTTTAATTGATCGTTAACTTTTATATCAAAAGCAGAGTCAATTGATTGCGCGTTGTAATCTGCAAACCCTTTGTCTCCAAGCATAGATCCTATCGAAGCTTCAAAAAGAGTTCCCGCAAAAGCCGCCAATGAACCAGGATTAAATTTTGCATCATTAAGCGCAGCTACTTTTTCTTTTGGAATTGCATTTCCTGTTAGATTAGAAGCGAAATTAACCGCAGCGCTTTTGCCAAATTCCTCTATTCTATCTTCTAACGAATTTATATTAGACGACGATCTTTCTGGTAACCCAATAACAGGAAATTGAACAAATTTAGAGTTTTCAAATTTATTTTGTTTTACTGCTAATTCTCCGTTTTTCTCGATTCCGACAAATCGCGTTTCTAGATTAGCTGGTATTTTTTCTCCAACCATTGCTGCGTAACGGCTTTGGTTTGTACTGGCTCCAAATTTAGTCAACTCTTCCGCAAAATTCGGAACGAATCCTTTCGCTCCTCTAACCATACTAAAAGAATTTGCTTTTGATTTCACCATGCCCATGAAATCAAATTGATTTAATGGAGCGTAAGCTGTACCTGCAATTTGTTTTTTGCTTCTTAAATCACCTTCTGACGGATCTGTTCTGCCAGCTCTTCTAGAAAGAATATCAAGATTCTTCGTATAAAGATAAGAAACCTTGCCGCCGCTAGCGTTTACTGCGGCCATGATAGACTCTAAGTTCTTAGATAAACCTCCATCTTTTGTTCTGCCAGCGCCAGAAAGAATGTCAATTTCTGTTGCGTTAGCAACATCAGCAGCACCAGTTAAGAATGTCCCCATGCCAGCCGCAAGAGTAGATTTGCCAGCGCCAGCAGGAGCAATCAGAAGATTCTTTTTAGCTGACGATGCTAAGATAGCCTTTAACGTTGCATTTTTATCAGCAGGAATTCTATCTGAATCGTAAATATATTTAGCAAAATTTGGAATATAGCCATTGGCTGCGCCAATCTTTTTCGCTCCAGCAGGAAGACCATAAGCTTTAACCATATCTTGATTAAAGATAGCTGAACCACCGTTTGCGAAATTAGGCACAACATATTCGCTAGTATTAGCGATCATCGTTCCTTTTTTGCCTCCACCAAAAGCAAAATTAGGAATAGAGACGACCTTAGAAGAAGAACTTGCACCGCCAACTCCACGACGAACATCGGCGGCTTCTTGCGCTGGTAAATAACCTTCGGCGGCTTTGCCTTTACCTCCATCTTTCTTTCCAACTCCATTAGGCGTTACCACTAAACCAGCGCCTTGTAATGCAGGAGCAACAGATGCAGAAATAGATTGTATTGTTTTTAAAGCTGCGATTTGATCTCCGTAAGCCTTCAGCAAAATCTCTTGCTGCTTTACTTGATTTCCGCTAGCAGCCAAAATTTGATCCATTATTCCTTTATTAGAAATAAGAGTAGCTGTGACCGCTTGTTCTAAAGCTTGTCTTTCTTTAACCTTTTGATTAATACCAAGAATAGTCTGCAATGACTCTATGCCGAATGTTGCAATATCTTTAGTTAATTTAATAAAGATTGCAGCTATGAGCGGCAATCCAACTTTAAATAATACGTCCGAGAAACCTTTGATAATGCCTCTGGCAAGATCGCCACCTGTATCAGTAGATGATAAAAGTTTGTTGATCGAATCAAGGAAAGAGTTAACGTATCCAACTAATGATTTTAGATTATCATTAAGTCCAATTTTAGCAAGGTTATTTGCCAATTCACCTGCTGATACAGATGTTTGGTTTAGCACCGCATCTAATGTTTTATTTAATTCTACTTGTCTAGCAGTAGCTTCGTTAGTAGCGCCAAGACCTGTTCCCAAAGCTTTTTTAAATTGGCTTTCTGCATTTCCTATATCTCCTAAAAGCGCAGACAAAATATTGATATTATATTTACTAGCTACCGCTTCTAGAATTTGAATTCTTTCGCCACCAGATAAATCTTTTAACTTTATGGATAAATCAGTTAAGATAGGAACCACATCTCTTAAATTTCCAGCAGTATCTAAACTTTCAACTCCAACTGCTCTAAGCGCCGAAATTGTTTCGTCGCTTCTTACTCTAGTAAAAATTGTTTTTAAAGCGTTACCAATAACAGCACCACCGCGAGCAGTCTTTTCTTGGGCAACAGTGATTAAACCGTTTAATTCATCAAATGTTACGCCAACTTCTTGAGCAATAGAACCTGCTCTAGCTAAACCGTTCGCTAAATCTTCCGCAGACACGGCAAACGCAGAGTCAACAGC